GATGCTCCACAAAACTTAACTAATTTAAATTCTATGCAAACTGAAGCAACTCCCGCAACTCCCGCAACTCCCGCAACTCCCGCAACTCCCGCTGTAATTCCAGCAGCTATTGAGCTGGCGGCACCTACCCACTCAAATCAAGATCTGGCTTTATCTACAACATTAGCGGCAATGAGCGCTGAGCTTGCTGCTCTTAAAGCAGAATTCTCTAACGTTAAGGCTGAAGTGCAAGTACTTAGTGTTGAGAATGACACCCTTAAATCTGCGCGCTCTAACGACCTTAAAGAAAAACGGTTCTCGATTATTAAAGAAGCTGCTTTAAGTGCTGGGGCTAAGCAAGCTTTTACAACTGCTTTATCCTCCCCTGGTATGGATGACGCTACTGCCGACGCACTAGTTGCTCAAGCGCAAGAGCTTTCAACCGCTGAGGCTACTACCTACCTTACTCAGCACGGTAATGTTGGGGCCACGGAACTCTCAGTACCTAACCCAGCAACTGCTGCACCTAAGCAAGAATTTGGCTATAGCAAATTCCTAGAAGGTCGTGCTGCTCGGATGCCTAAGTAACTCTAAAGATTTGCAGACCCTAATTCATCCTAAACCCCGAAACCCTAATCTTTCATGTTAAACCAATCTACTTTTCCAACTTACGGCGCGCAGATCTCTGATTACGTTGCTGGTGGTGATGTCGATCTGCTCGGCGGTACCCAGCTAACAATGTTGCTCGAAGGTTTTCAACGTCAAACTCCTCCCGATCTTGAAGATCTGTTTCCAACTTTCTATACTCCCGAGCGCACAATTGCTTTCGAACAGTACATTGATTCTGTGTCGATGGCTCCAGTTGTTGAAATGGGTAAGGAATTTTCAACTCAGTTAGCTACTGCTCGTCGCGTTCGTCGGAGATTTGCTAACCCAGCTTTTACCCGCGAACATCTTTATATCGAAGATAGTGCAGTTAACGACTTGCGCGCGCCAGGTACTTATAACGATCGTGTTGATCCCGCGCAGATGGTTGCTCGTAAAGTCGAAGCCGCTTACATGCGTCGTAACGAGTTAATCCTGTACATGCGGTACATGACTCTCCTTGGTGGTATCAACTACACTGACGCCCGCTCGGACGTGTCAATTAACGTCTCGACTAATATTCCTCCTCACAACTTTTTTAGCTACAACGGTTGGGGAGGTACTTACCCAGACGGTACTGCTGTTGGTTTAATTGCTCGCGGTGGCGCAGTACCTTCGATCGGAGATGGTAACAGTTATGTTGCCGGTACCGATCTTAATCCTACTAAAGGTCGGATGGAGGCATTGCTCTTTACTGATGTCAATCTAAACGTCGGCGTGCCATGGACTAATCGTCAAGCTGATATTGCTGGGACTATCCGTCGTCTCAAAACTTGGTTGTCCGAAGTTAACAAAGTTGACGGCTGGGAAATCTACATGGGATCTGCCCTTTACGATGCAATCCAAGCTAACGACATTATCCGACGTGGGTCTGGTCAAACCGCATTTATTGGTAACATGAACGTTGCTGGTGGTGGTCGGACTAACGTCTTCCCAATGGACGGTCCTGTATCCCCAAGTAATGCTTACGCATTTGCTAACGGCGACTTAGTTGCAATCTCTGGTTGCCCCATCCACGTTGTACGCGGTCGCTTTGCCGATCCTCAAACTGGACAGCCTACTCTCTATTGGCCTCCACACCAAATCGTCTTAGTTGCTCCTCGGTCTTCTACTAATTCTGGTGAGACTTTGGGTATGACTTGGCACTGTATGGGTGAGTACAAAGAGATCGTTGGCCCTTGGATTCGTTCGACTGACAATCCACCACCTCCTGCTCTACCTGGATTGGCGATTCAAATGGGTGATGCGTTCTTACCAATCGTTAAATATCCACACTGGATCTCGATCGTTAACGTCTGTGCACCAAATGCGCTGAACTCTGGTCTGTACAACGACAGCTTGTTCTCGTACGGTACTGCTTACAGCCTCTACTAATCTCTCGCTTTGGGTAACTTCAATAAGTTACCCCAGAGAGGTTTAAAATTCGCCTATTACTATACTGTTTTGCATTAACCTACGGAGCAAATTGAATCATGTCATCGACTGGAAGTAATAAACTCGAAGACATCTTTAAGTCTAGAGGAACGTATCGCCTTACCCCGCTATCAGGAATTGCTGATCGTGGTGGTATTGTTACCGCAACCGCTGCCGCTGGAGTAGTTACCCTTAACGTCAGCGCAAGTAAAGTATTAATTGACTCGCTACCCTTCTCTATTGTTTCAAATAGTTTAGTTACCGATACTGCGTTAGCTGATGGAATTAATAAACTAAAGGTTTATATTGTTCCTACTCGCGCCGTACCTGTAGTTCTAGCATTACCTACATCTGGTACACTTGGCGACTTGGTAATGTTGGTCACCCCTGCTGGAAAATTTGATCAATACCTCTCGGACATCTACGTCTATAATGGGGTTACTTGGCAGACACGAGACTCGTTTGTATCAGCGAATATTGACCCTAACAAACCTTACGTACCACAGAACGTATTTGTACCTTCAAGTGCTGACTTCCGCAACCTGCCTTTTAACCAGATTACTGGTGGAGTATTAGCATTTGAGGATGAGCAAGCTGTACTTACTCTACCTAACTCTGGCTTTCCACCATCGTCTCCAGGCATGGGTCCGAGTTACACACGTTTCTCGGCTGGTGTCTTGATTGCTAAGGTTCAAGTTTTACTAACAGGCGGAGCAATTGCTACTCCAGCAACCGATGTTATTGTAACCAGACCTAAGAGTGTCGATCTAATTATTTAGGTTACGCCCTTAGCCATTTGACATCTGACAAGGGGCACGTCGCATAATGCGGCTTGCCCTTTAGCATAACCACAAAACAGCATTTTGCTTTTGTACTATCAACCTACCTCTACTCCTTTTATGTATCATCTACTTGCTAAGAGTCCTGGTTCATTTAATTACGGCACCGAATCAAAACGGTTACACTGTGGTGAAATGGTATCGATTCCTAAGGCAGATGTCCGAGCTGTAATGTCATCACATCCTTTTTTAATTATCAGCAGTACTGATACTGAAGGAGACGACACTGATCCAACTCCAGAAGTTAAACCCAATGAAGTTGTCGAGCTTGCGATTGCTTTGAACGCTCCAACGATTGAAGTACTTGCCTATCTAACTGAGCTGAGTAATCTTAATCCAATTCCGGTATTTAAAGTCCAGCGAATCCTTGAATTATATGGGGCTAATAAAAAAGTTACGGCTTCTTGTAACGAAATTCTAACTCGTCAACTTGCTCCTACGACTGCAGAAATCGATCCGCTTACAAGTACAATAGTGTAACATGTTTGACTTTAGCCGCCGATTTACAATTGCCGACCCTACTTTTGCAGCAGCAATTGCGGCGGCTAGTCCGATTGACGATCGAGTCTTAGCAACTTCAGCAGCTTTTCTAACAGTAGTTAAAACGATTCGTAGCTATAGCATCTTATTAAGCGGGCTTAAATATACCGAGATTTACAATACTATTACTCACGACACTGACCCTGAGATTGCAATGCTTCTGCTTAGTGCCGAGAGGCTTGATGGGTCGCCACGCTATAGTACCGAGCAAGTAGAGTCGCTAATGTGGGGAACACCAGCGATAGTCAATTATGCAGATTACTCTCAGGGGATACTTGAGGTCAGTTGTAAATTTGCAGCGGCGGTGTTTATTGGGGCTTTTGCCACACAGCCGTTTCAGCATACTATGGCAGAGTTTCTACGGAAGCAAGCAGTTATTAGTCTTGATCGGTTAATTCTACTACAATCTAAAACTATAGTACCGAATACAGATAGCGTAGGCCTAGAGAAAGTTAAAGAAGCGCGGTTTTACTTCCAGCCACTTGAGATAACTTTAGCCAAAGATTTAGCTGTCAGCTTTTTTATTCCCTGTTCGGTTGCAGCGTCGAGTTGGGTTTCTATTAAAACTTACCCAGCAGGCACTACGATTCATACAAGAACGATTGCTAGTGACATTGCTTTAGCGATCAATCGTTATACTTTAAAGCCAACTTCTAGTACAAATATTATTGCGGCAGTTACCCAATCAGGAGAGCACGGCTATCCATTTATTGATTTTGCTATGCGCGATTATACCGTTGGTATCAATTGTGATTTAGTATCAGTTCAATTTGTAGATGCTGGGGGCGCTAAAGAATTACCTTTTAAGTGGGGAATTGAGACTCTCGACCTCTACCAGACTTTTATCAATAGCTGTTTGCTTTTACAACGAACACCTAAAGGAACTGCATTAAGCACAATTACTGCTGCTGCCAAGGCCGCTCTTGTTCCTGACTATAATGTTCTCTACTTTAGAAATAAAGCAGGAACAACGCTCGTCCCAGTTCCACCTCCTACAGGTAGTTTGACCTATCGTCTTTCTGTAACTAGTAGCATTTTAAAAACAGCAGCGTCTGCAGCAAACGCCACTACTCCGCGTTACTCACAGCAGGCAATTGCTTTAGTTAATGCGCTTCAAAGTAATACTACAGATACGCGTTTGATTGGTGCAGTTGTTCGAGACGACCCGATGACAGATCTTGCACCAATGGCGGCTGTAGAATTAATTGCTTGGTCGGTACTAAGTCCAACAACCCATCTAGTTTTAGATATCCTTAGCGTTCCTGATGATATTGAGATTGCTCTAGGCGATAAATTCGGACCGCAGACTGACTTTTCCAATCTGCCCTTTAGTTTAATTTGTAAGCCTTTGTATGAAAAGACGTTAGGCAGTAGTTCGACTGCACTACCTGGTGCGGGACACGCAGCAGAAGTTGCGCAGTTAGGCTCTAAAGTAAATCAGAGTACTTATAGTATTCGTGAGAAGACGCAGTACATTACGGGGTACTTGTACAACTGATATGTCTAACCTTGAGTTTAATTCCGTACCTAGCGATCGCGATCTAATTGCGGCATTGGCAATTGCTATCTCCCAACATCCTGCCGTACTAAACGCAATTGTTTACGATCCAACCCGATTAGCTGAGCCAGTTAAGATTGAAAAGGTTAAATTATACGGGGGGAGAGAACTTGCTAACCCAGGGTTAGTGCTAGGCATTTACCCAGATACCGTAAGGTTAAATCACGGCATGTCTGGTTACGCTTCTGAGGAACCAATTAGTATTGCTCAGAATCAATTTGCGGGAGCGACTTATAGTCTTACAGCACACTACGTGGCTGAACTTAGTTACCGAGTGGTTGACTTTGACAGCCCGATAACTCTTAGTTACGGACAAGCTCAATTAACAGAGGTACACACAAGTCCAACTGATGACATTTTATTTACACCGCTTACCATTGGGTATAGCTCAAGCCAGGGTAAAATCTATCAACCTCAAACTGTAGATGTCGTAGTGCTGCCAGCAGAAGAAGTTTTAAAAGATTGGATTACAATTCTTAGGTACGTCATTCGCGACATCCGTTATATTCACCCTTATCGAATTAGATCGCCCCAGATTAGCGCCGTTCATTATGAGACGGCAACAATCTTTGATCAGAAGTCAGCGGAGAATTTAGTCTTTCACCACGCTAACATCCGGTTTCGGCTTACCTACTCAGAAGGCAACTTCGATCGTTAATTAATAAACTACAACCGAAATCTTATGCGTAATTGTAATTATTACTTTAAATTAGGAATCACTTGCAGTCTTACTGTGTTAAATGTATTGCTTCTTGGTATAACTTTTAACTCGGCGCCAGGAGCAACTAAGGTGCCCGTTGTCAAACAGCCAGCTCTGTCGACCTCCAAGCAAATACCAATTTCAACTCGGTCGAGATTAGTGTTGCGTCGGGGCTTGAACTCTGAGCTGCCGATTTGCTGGCGGGACTCTACTAGTAAAGGTGTCATAACTCGATGCCATTACCTATTAGGGGATGGCTATTTATCTTTAGATGACACGCTTACAAAGAAACTGCACCGCTAATCATAAGCTAAGTAGGTAAACTATGGAAGTGGGATTGTGTTGACGTTTGCCGCTACCTCAGCATAGACAAGTGGGTGGGTCAGGCGCTCAGTAAGCTATCGATCAGTTATTCTTGTCACTACCTAAATTAAAGTTTAAATCTTATGGCTTCAAATTACGTCTATCCGCATATTGAGTTTACTCAATCTACTGTCGGTACGATCCCACAAACTTCTACATGGCGATCAACAATTGGTGTCGTTGGGCAATTCCGACGTGGACCTTTACTCTATAAAATTACTGGGTCGCAAGATTTCAATCGACTCTACGGTGCAGATAGTAGCTCAGGGGCTAAGGCTGTACGTCAAATGCTGGCGCTTGGAGCCACTGATATCTTGATCAGTCGTGCGGTTTCTCAACAAACAGCCAGTATCAAAGCAATTTCTTTTTACGGATTGACACCTGGCGTTACTCCAAAGATTGGTTACGAGGGTCAGGTACAGCAATATCATAATGGTTCTCCTGTTGCTACTACTGGAATCGGTGTTGATTTCAATTACATTGGTGAGGCTTTAAGTAGCCTTAATTCATTTGGAACAATCAAAGTTAACCCTAGCAGCCGTTTAAACCGCGATCTTGTTTATACAGGGCAGAGTACGCTGTCGCTTACTGTAGAAGAACGGATTACCAACTCGATCGCGCTAAGTCTGACTGCCGCGCTTAACGGAAGTACGGCTGCTTATTTAGCTACGACAGCACTAACTTTTAATTTGAGTAGTAGTGGAACGATTGCTTCTTTAAATACATCCCTGACTCCGCAAGGTGGAGCTTCTGTTTTAGCTACCGCTGATATGCTGGCTACGCCAGATGGTGGGTTAATAACTTTAGGTGCTGTTAATTATACGGTTACTCAAGCTGGGAGTTTAGCGATTGGTCAAACAGCATTAAAGGCAACCGCCGTAAATGTTACTAACGTGTTAGCTCGATTAGACGCTGGCTCTAAGCTTTATTTTAATAATGCTGAGATAGGTACAGTAGTTAGTTCGGTCAATCCAACTAATCTCCCAATTACAATCTATGCCATAACTAACTCAATCGTTCCAATCCCTGCGACATCTACACTTGAAGCGCAGGCTGTCATCGGTTTGGGGATGGTAACATTAAAACCTGCTGCGACAGACGGCTATCAGTTTTTAAAAATTAGTCGCAATAATTACCAAGCAGTTGTTAGTAACTTGACCCCTGGTCGAATTTTACATAGTAATGACTCAAACCTAACTTTAGGTCAGGGTTATCTGACTGTACTAAGCGAACCAATCGTCGATCCGCTCGACAATACTACTTACAAAGTTTTAGTCAAAGGTAGCGTGGCAGGTACAGTAACTGATCTAGCTGCAGGCGTTAAAGTTAGTTTATATGAAGCGGTCGTAAACGGCTATGTAATTGGCGTTTCAACAACCGCACAACTTAGCTCTATTAATTATCCCAATGCAGTACAGTGGAGAAACCAACTGTACAACCGCAACAGCAACCTCTTACTAGATTCTTACGAAATAGTTACTGAAGCGTATGCCACAACAAATCTAAAAGTTACATTCTTATTTATCGAAGCTGACGATACGGTTCGTGCAGTCGATTCCGGGATTGTCTTTGACCTACCCAGTATTGTCAATAGCGGCGCAGTAGCTTTTCTATCCGGATCGACCTTTACAATTCCACTTGTGAGAGCCACTATTCTTACTGGGTCATTGTTGCCTTCTGGAACTGCTTTTGCAATCGGAACTTCGGCTGGGGATGTGCTCAAGGAAATCGATAGCCAAATTATTCAAAACTCCCTGTTGAGTTCACTCCTTGCAATACCTATAGTTAGCAGCACTCTTCACCCAGCGACGTTATCACTTACTAGTCAAATTAAAGGCGTTCAAGCTAACCGAATCTACACTGAGATTTTTCGTCAGACGATTGGCGAAGATTTAGTAACAGGAACTTATGCCAATGACTTACTGTTAAATACTAGTGACGTTGGAGTAGCCTACACTAATTGGACTACTTTACCCAGTGCTGTAACACCTAGCTATAGTCCTACTTACTTTACACTTGGCAACCAAGGAGCCACTGCCGCTTCTTTAAATCTCTACTCGGCGACTAGCGACTTACTAGTCAATATTGTTGCTTTAAGTAGTGGAGCATACGGCAATCAACTTCAAGTCTCTGTTAACCCTGGGGTTAATGGACAATTTATTGTTAACATTACCGATCTCGATAGTAGTAGTTATCAAAATACGCCGACCTCAGAAACTTTAAACCTCTCTACCCGCGATGTCGATCTGAATACGGGCATCTTTAATGCTACTGCTAATAGTGGCATGATCCGCGCCTATTATGTACCGATCATAAAAACGACTGCTCCTCTTACAGACTTAGAGTTAGATCAAGTTCCGGTTCGGATAGCACCAGCTTTTGGGGCGATCGTACCGAGTCTAGATTACGTAACGACCACAGGCACCCCCTCACCCTATTCCCCTGCTTATCAAGGTCTAAGTTACCTACAAGGTTTATACCTACAAGGAGGTGGAGATGCGGCTCTGGAGCCCGATGCAGATAGTAGTAAGGTTGGTGCTGCGGCTATGATTCGTGCGGTACAAGCTTTAGAAGCAGCTGACATCGCATTCTTAATTCCAACAGGCATTGTAATTGGGGATGCTCGCTATGGCGGAGTTGTAGAAGAGTGTATCGGTCAGGTTAATCGTACAGCAGGACTTAACAGCAATCGCCGATTGATTATTCAAGCTCCTCCTAACCTTAATCAAAGCCAAGCTGTGTTATACGGCGCGCAACTTAATAACAAAGACATTACGCTTGTAGCAGGCACCTGTGCGTTTGTTGGGTTGTCTAATAGCAATACTGAACACACCGCACCTTTATACGCAGCGACATTATCTTTAAGTTCGCCTCAACATTCACCAGCTTATATTGGTAATGGCGTACCGATTAACGGTGTGATTAGCGTAGACACATTAGCAACTCCACAGTACCTAGACGCTCTAACTCGAGCTGGTGTAGATGCACTATACTACGACACTGGTTTAGCGCAATTCAAGTTCCTAAATGGTCGGACTACTAGTCGCAATTCTCAGCAGCAACAGGTTTCCATTCGCCGCGTCAGCTTACAAATGATTGCTGACTTATACACAACGGCGTTAGGTTTAGAGTCAGCTCAGAACGACGAACAGACCCGTGTCTTAGTCGCTTCGAGCTTTGATGCTTACCTAAATAGTAAAATCTCAGCGGGTTGGATTCAAGCTGTTAGTCCAACAATTTGTAATGCAAGTAATAACCCTCTGTCTACTCAAGTACAAAACAAACTTAATGTTTTAGTAAGCTATACCCCTTACTTCCCAGCCGACATTATTCTTGTTAACGTTGTTCAAAACTTCTCCGTATCCGTAGGATAATTAATTAAAATGGCAATTCTTACTACAAAAAATACTACTGGGAGTACTGGAGTCAATAACGGAATTAAAGATCCGTTTCAAGGATTTGACTGTACTCTATGGATGTTGGACGCTACGGGTAATCTAGTTAACAGAGGGTTCTTTACCTCTGTACAGTTTACCTTCCGTAACGCCACTGAACCTTATATGGAGCTTAGTCAGCGCGTACCACGGTATCTCGACGGCGACTTCCAAATTGGTTGGGTAGCTCAACGTGGAATGCTAGACACTAACGTGCTAACTGAAACTATGGGATTCTCCTCAGTAACTAGACAAGCTCGCGTATCGCGTTCGCCTCGGTTTAATCTAGTGATGTACATTAATGCACCAGAGCTTGCCAAAGCTGAGGGCGGAGGTAAAGATTATGACGATACTTTAAATCTTACTAATAGATACGCTAATAATGTCGTGTCTAATAATGGGACGGCAGTACCGCCACGGTCGGCACAAGGTAAGATCGTTTTACTCAACTGCAAACTGGATACGTTTGCAATGGGAGTTCAGTCTGGTCAGCGAGTCGTCGCTAACCAATGGGAAGGCTTGTCTGAAGGTTATCAAGTTTATAACACTACTGACACTAAAGGTAAAGGTGCACTATCTGTAGAAGAGGCTTCAATTAATAGAGTTGTTAATGGCCGCTCTGCGGCTTTTACAACTGTAGGAAATGGTGTAAGTTATGGCGGCGACGACAACCCAGATGGACTTAGCTACTTCTATCGTTAAGCTACTTTATAATTAACATTGAATCTAAAGGAACGCGATTGGGATTAAACCGATCGCGTTTCTAATACCTAACTATTAATTATGTCACTCACTTTCCAACCCACGCTCGGATCGAAATGTCATCAGCGGGCACAGGGACAGATTCCTATTTGCGTAATTACTACTTTACGGCATGACGAGTTACTTTTTGCTCATGTACCAGTAGGTGGCGGCGGGTCGACGTGGGTAGTTCAGTCAGTCAACTGTAGCGTCCAAAGATTCTGGAACGCTAGTACCGCAACGATTAACCTTAGTACTGCCGCTGAAGATGCCAATAAGTTTGCGCCACCCTTACCTTCTGTCACTAACGACTTAGACAAGATCCTGCATAACCTCGGGCAGGAGGATGAGATCTGTATCTGGATGGGCTATGTTGATACTTTATTTACTGATGCCGCTGGTTTGATTACATTAATGAAAAGCGACTCGCCGCAACTAATGCGTGTGTTCGTTGGGATTATTGATACCATTGGCGTAATTGGTACCGATAGTGGATACAAATGCGTACTTCAATGCCGCGATCGAATGCGCTATTTAATGGAGACGCAAGTAAGTCTGTCGCCATTTGATATTAATAACGATCGGGCTTATATGAACTTAGCTTTAGGCGGTACTAACGAAGCTGTTAACCGCTCGGATACCATTCTGCGTTTAGCCCAATTAGGTGTCGGTCATATTACGATTGGTAAAGAAGCTAAGAAGTCGGAAACTGATATTAATGGGATGCGGATTAACCCCGGTTTAATTAAAGACTTAGGACTGTCAACTTTTAAACCTAAGACTCCAGGGCAGATTAGCGGTCAGGATTTAGATATGCCACCGCCTGACTACCTCTATAATTATGACAGTCGACCCCTAGCTGGCAAGGTTAAAACAGCTAAGTTAGATCTACTGCCGCACCCTAAGTTTAATATTATTACTAGTCGACTACCGTTTAGCACTGAGTCGGTTGCCAAAGAATATACGATCGAACAGCAGATTCCAATCGAGCTAATTAAATGGTTAAGCAATCAAGAGACTTACCCGACAGAAGTTTTCTGTTCGCACCAGGACGGAGACTATTATTACATCCCGCGTTCTGCAGACATCAGCGGGCTTACCGACCCTAAACGATTTTACCGTACTTACTACTACCGCTTTCAACCAGACGGCTTAGGCTCTTCTGCAGCAGTTAAAGCGCTAGCTGATAAATACAAAGACGTAGCGATTAACACAACTTGGTCAAAGGGAAAGGTAACAAAAACTACTACTGTTGAAAAGACTACAACAAGTGACACTAAAGTAATTGTTGAGACGACTACAACTAAAGCTGTAACTGACGCCTTCGATGACATTATCTTTAAGCCAACAGTCGCCTTTAATCTTCAACCCGATTGGGCACAAGGAGTAATTAACTGGCGGGAGGAGCAGACTACTAACGCTATGTATACTAATTATTTAATTGGTAATAACTCCCCAAATAACACAGCAAGCAAAGCTAACTCGGGAAATATTATCTTAATGCACATGAGTGCGCGCCCGCCTTTTCTTAGCGGTCGGAGTATTGCTGGGCGGAACATGTATGTGATCGATGAGACAATTACCAGTCGGGTGGAAGCAATTGCTGTTGGCGCTCAAATGGCGCGAATTCATAGTAAAGAAACACGCAGTGCCAGCATGACCTTAATTGGAGATCCCAGTATGGTTCCAGGAGAGATTGTTCAAGTAGTCGGTTCGCCTTTGCATCAAGAATTAAACAAGTTAGAAACATTGGTTGCCGAACGCCTTGGCACAATTGATTACCTTAAACGTGAAGCTTTAACCTATGGCGACACCTTAGCTAAAATTAAAGGCGAAGACACAAATAATCCTGATGCGGAACAGGTAATGATGTGCAATGGGGCTAATGGTATTAACAACCCCAACAAAGAATTTACAGGCGTGCCGAATACCGGTGTCTTTACTGGCAGTAATCTAGAGCCAGGAAATATGGGGGGATCGCCTAATTTGTTAGCGTGCATTCAATATAAAGGTATTGGTACTATAATTAACAGCCAGCTTCCGCCGGATGCTAAGCTACCTAAAAAGGGTGCGCCTGTTGTTGCAGAAAGCGCAAGTGGAAATTCACAGACTGGAACACCTGCAGCACTTCCAGCGGCGACTACTGGAGCCCCTGGAATTACTAGTAATGCCGAACAGGATAATATGATTTATCCGCTACTAAAGCCTGTAACGGTAACTAGTATTTACGGTTGGCGAACTCACCCTATTACGGGTGAGCGTAGATTTCACGCGGGTGTCGATCTTGGTGCAGGTATGGGTACTCCAGTAGTTGCCGCATTAGCGGGTGTTGTTAGAGAGGCAGGTCGTAAAGGAAAATACGGTACAGAGATTACTCTAGATCACGGTAATAATCTAAGTAGTGTTTACGGCCACTTATCTCAGCTAAAAGTTACTGTCGGTCAAAGTGTTGCTACAGGTCAATTAATTGCACTGAGCGGAAATACCGGAGGATCTACAGGGCCTCATTTACATTTTGAGTTGCGGAATACAAGTAGTAATGAGTCGTTGAAACCAACTTTTATGAATTTTGAGAAAGGCTCTGCGCCTACTCAAGCTGAGATTGACGCACGTAAGAGTAAAGCAAACTCTACTCCTGTAATAGCTAGCAAGACTGTCGCCCCACCAGAGGCACCAAAGACACCCGTAACCCAAGTTGTACCCACTGCTACGAACGCTAGTAAACCCACAGCGCAAATTAAGAACAAAGTTATTGTAGTCAACACTAAAGTTGCTGATACCTTTGGCTTGATTTATCTAACTGTAACTGTCTATGACTCCTCTGGTAATATAGCGTCTACAGGTACAGCCAACTCTGGTCTTCCTGGTAAACAAGTTTTTGGTACAGCTCAAAATGACGTTGCCCAGTCGGCAACTCCTTTACCTTACGGCAAGTACACCATCGGACAACCTAAACCTGGAGAGGGTAATCCAGGCATAGGCTCCGTCTTTATTCCAATTACCTCTAAGACTAAACTAAAACGTATAACTAGTAATACCTTTGGTTTCCACGTAGATAACGATCGCGTTCTCAAACCTGGCATTTCTAAAGCTCAACCCGGTACTCACGGATCTATTGGATTTATTACTCAAGGGGAATTTGATAAGTTTAAAACTGCCTTAGCCCAAACAGGTATAACTGAAATGGAGTTTGTGGATGTAGACCCAGCGAGTGCTGCAGTTGCGCCTGCTAGTACTACAGTATTTTCTGTACCTGCATTACCACCAACAGCAACAACTAACGATCGGATCCCTACTGAATTTAAAGGATTAACCGGACCTAAGTATACTGATGAGGAGTACAAGAAATCGCATTTCAATCAAGAGCCGCAGTCAGTCTGGCGTGTAGAAGCCGTCAAGCATCAATTTAATGCTGCTGGTGGGGGTGGCGGTTATACAATTGAAGTTGTACTATTATCTATTACAGGGTAAGCTAATCCACAATTAATTTATGTCCTCACTCTTTGATGAACGCAGTAGCTATAGCACTCAGTTTAATTTCAATCAAGTCGATTACAATGCTCAGCGTCAGTTAAACGCTACAAGTAACCCAGCTTTAACCCGCTGGGTAATTCAACCTAAGAGCACAACAGACCAACGTCGCTTTAACGAACTAATTGGCACTAACATCTTTCACCCACCGGAAGTTATTAAGCAGCTTTCATTTGGAGTAGGTCAAGGAATTGGACTGTCAATGCCAATGCCACAAGCAGGAACTACGGCAACTGTTCTTAACCTCGGCAATCAAAAGTATGCGATCGGCGCAATTATTCTTGCACCAAACCCTAAGTACGTTTACAGCTCGACGCGAGCTAAAACTAATCTAGGTACGCCGCTACCCTCAGCTTTTAAACCCGCAATCACTAGCGCGGGTGGTTGGGTAAACGTTGGACCGTTTTGTTCAATCGGAGACTTAACTACGCTAGATACAGATTTACAGTCACCGCTGACTCCAGGGTCGCTATCAACAATTGACCCATTTACAAGTATCAAGAGCAAAGTCGAACCCATCTCTTCGACAACGTTAGTTAACAGCCGCAACATCTGTAGTCTAACTCCAATGAGTTCGCTGACTAATGAGCAAGCCGCTGCGGACGCGCTTAAGACAACAGCTAACACTCTTAAAGATACTAAAGAGAACGATCTCCATCTAATCGATCCGGTTAGTAAAATTCAGTCTAGGCAAGATACGCCAACGCTTTCTCGACAGCAGCAATTTAAACTTCAAGTCTTACAGCAGATTCAACAGAGTGCTCAAAATGCAATTGGTGTAGAGGCGGGCCGAGCTGCTTCTTACCCTCTACTATATACTTTAGCTAATGCAGCGTGGAGCGATCCAGTACTTACGGAGGCATTTAAACAGATTGCAATTATTGAAGCTAATCCTACCTTTGCTAAGATCCTGGAAATCCAACGCACCGTAAATAAATACTTGCCGATCGCTAAGCAGGTATTAGGGTTTCTCTTTCCAGAGAAGGGTGCGCCTGCGCTAGATACTTTTGGAACTACGGCTGATTTAGGAACCGTTACAATTACCCCTAACTACCAGTCAACAGTTACTAGGCTGAATCTATTCTTACCAATTGACCTTCAACTTAGACTAGATGCTAGCGGATCGACCTTAATCCTTGGAACCTATACGGCAAAGTTAAATACCCCCTTTCCTTTTACAGACGATTTCAAAGCGTATGTCGATCGAGTTAACGCGTACTTGCCTAGCGATCTAATCTGGAAGTGGGGGTTAGGTGAGCCTCCGCGTTTACTAATTTTAGCTAAGGGTATAGCTATTAATTTATCACTTGGACTTCTAGTATCTAATACTGCCCTCGACGCGGCTACAATTGTCAATCAGCACCTTTCCTGTGCTTCGGTTGATATGTCACTGAGAGTAGCAATAGCTGATGGTGTAACCACAGCTTCTTTTAGTAATGCTGATTCTGCTCTAAACGCGCTACAGGATGAACTATTTAGTGCCCTACCAAATCTACTTAGCTTTACCAACGATAAGATTGAGATCAACCCAGACGGCTTACTAAATTTACAGCAATCAGTTTTAAATACTGTCCTACCCTCTGGATTACAGATTGGGTTAAAAGCAGCAACTGATGGAAGCTTGGAACAAATTAACTTAGGACCTTTGCAAGCAACTAGAACTTCTGCTACAAGCTGGACTTTTCAAGTACCTAATGCAAATAACTTAGCCTCGGGTTTAGGAGTACTTCAAAGCATTGGGGTAATCCCCCCCGATCTTAATTACTTACAGACAGCTTTAGTAAATTTTGGCAGTCTCTACGAGCATAATAAACAATTGTTTGTTGACGTTCTCGGGGCTAATAATATTGTCGACTCGATTCTCAACTCCCCCCTAGCTAAATTTCAACTTGATTATACTAGCGGTATTGCAATCACACAGTTGCCAGATACTACAATACCTGGATACGGCCCTGAGTTTCCAGAGAGCCCAGAAGCTTGGAATGAATTAAGTGATGTCAGTTTAACAATTGCTAGTTCTGGCTACAGCGATCCAACTGCACTTGAAAACTTTACAGCCCGTCCTACTCTCCAAGGGACTTTCCTACCCCTGTTAACTTTTGCTGAAAGTCAACTTTCTACTAGTCGTAGCAACAATAATGTTAATGATACCTATAGCCAATTAGGGCGATCAGACTCTGGGGTGTCGATCAGCAGCGGTTTAGTTGCCAGCCCCACGGGAGTTAATTACAGTCTATTGCCTAGTCTTTGTGCAGACACAGGGGCGTTACTACCCCCAACGACAGGAGAGCCTTATGGTATTATTCTTCCTGCTAGTAACACGCCGTTAATATCAGGGTTTGAGTATACCGCAGAGAATCCCGCTACGCCATTACAATTGATAGTTGTAGATACAATCGACCCCCAATCTAATCGGGACGCTTTAGAAGTGCAGCTAATCGAAACGGGACTTGGGGAACTTGCATCCCGAGTGCTTGATACTTTGGATGTAATGCTCTATCCGCCGACGACATATTTCGAAACATTTGAAGTCGACAAAGACGAACCAGACAATCTAATACCAGGCGTTGATTACGTCTCTGCGGTTGAGACTACTGAATGGAGACTACCAAACCCTCTCGATCTTACCGAGCGTAATTTGCAACCAATTGCCAGCAATCTTAATCCTAGTGTTATTGACCTAATTGAAGTAATTCAATCGATTGGTAATCTGCCCACACAACAAATTATTGGTGGCCTCTTAGTTACGGTTTCTCCAAGTACTGTGCTAAGAGAGGTATCTAAAATCTCTCAGGGGCGCATACGAGAATTGCTCGATTGTCAAAGTCTTAATCCCTACCAAGCAGCCTTGGGTAGTTTAAAAACTTCAAGTGACTTTCCGACATACGCCCAAAGCTACGGCATCTTAGATGCTCAACCAGCAAACGTCTACATGCAAGCTCCTAATCAACTCCTCGATTTAATTAAACAAACTGAGCATCGACTAGTGCCTGTAGTCGAGCAATTACTTGCTGGTAACTTGCCTGGATTTTTTCAACAGCTAATCTGGGCTAAGACTGGGGCTGATATTTATAACTCACCTTTGGCGTATTTAGCTCTCCAGACTAACGTCCGCTCTTACTATGGACAGGCAGTGCCTTCTAGCAACCCCTCTGATGAGTGGCTTAAAGAACTTTTGAATTAACTATGCTTAAATATAAATATTTAACTCAAGTACCTTACGATGCACACCCACTTAAAACTGAACCCGTTGCTTTAGATAGCGATCCTAACTATCAACGTTATCTCCAGTTAGAATTTGCGCGCGCTACATGGTTAATTGAAGCCGCGCAGAACGTACCTACTTCTATTGACACAACAGCCGATTTAGCTGCAAACCTAACAGCCACAATCTGTGAAGGCATATGTGAGTGCATGGCATACAAAGATAATACAGGTACTGCCCTTACTACAAATGCCCTTCGCTATTGGCGGACATTTACTTGGCGCAAACCTATCCCAGATTGTTTAGATCCACATCAGACTTATCCAGTTGGTAGTTCGATCGGATCGATAGCAAGTTACGCTGCTATTTACCCGACTACGATTTGGCCACTACAACCACTCGAGATTGTAAATACATTATTGGATTTAGTTTGGTCTGACCTTCAGTTAAACCGCAGCATCTATCCCAACGATCGACTTGAACAGTTGGCCACTATGCTTAACTTTGATCGTGAGTACATTACTAAATCGGCTGCTGCTTTAGCTAAATATGCGCCTGGGCAAGTTGAGTTTATTAAATACGCCTTAGACAGCTCGGCTGTTAAAAGCTTGGGATTACGATTATTGTTAGGAGAAGTTACCGACCCTTTAATCTCAGCATGGTCGAGGTTTCAAATTGCCTGTAATCAAAACCCACAACTCGCTGCTATATATAATCAACCTATAGATGGATACCAAAAGCCTTTTCATTTAATGCAAGTTGGTTTAACGGTAGGTCGTGGTGGGGGCTGGGCACTCTTGTTTCAAGCAATCTATTTAGAAAGCCTAGTAGCTATTACTAATTTGCTAACGTCAACACGGAATGCAGAGTTAACTCTATTTGCAAACGATGCAACGACTGTAGAGGCTCGAGCATTAATCTCTCTTTACTACGCTGCGGCATCTGACGCTCAATCAGTATTAGCGGCGTTTGGTACAATCGCTACTTCTACTTTGACGGCTGAAAACCTTTGGATTCAATCACAACGCTGGTCAGCAACATTACCAAACAATTATCTAATAGCCGATCTAGGCTGGAGGCTATCAAAGTTTGTAACTACCGTTCTCTAAAACTTCTACCAGTCTGTTACAAATAAAATAGATAGTCGGTAAATGCCTAACTCTTAACAAGCGGAGCACTACTGGATTTAGCTCATCTCCGACTAGGTCTGTTATAGCAGCACGAGCACTAGCTTGCTGATTAAGACCAACCCCAATTTCTAGATAAGCAACGTTGAGTAACTTAGTGGCAACTCCATACTCATTAAGAGTAATTATGTCACTACCACTCAAAGTACATTCTGATAATGGGTGAATAAAAGTGTCTTTGAGATTAAGTGTCTGTTTAGATCTTAGTTCGCCGACGGCATCTATCTGAGCTTTAAAAATAGCCGTCTCAATTGTGGACTGCGATCGGTTAAGGTTGCGGCTCATCTGCTCAATTGTCATACCTGCAAAAGAACTGTTTGAACCTACGGTTACTTCTAGATGTGCATTTCCAAGTTGCAAGCTTACGGCTGCTCCAGCTAGGGCTGTCGGATATTGACTGGCTATTGCCCTAGTAATTGTCGAGGTAAAATTAATTCGATCTGGCATAATTAGTTGTAGTACTGTAAAGACATAATAGTTAAGGCGAGCAATTACCTCTCCATTATTTGTAAGTTGCGCTTGCGACCAACAGCCCTTAATTAAATTCGGCTCTAGGCACAGGAGTCCGCTAAAAGCTTGGTAGTTATCAGCGATCAAATAAGAAAATAAACGACCTGTCATAAGTTTAAGTAAGCTATTGATTAAAGTATTTTACTATCCTTTAGGGGGTTCCCAGCGTGCAAGGATTAATTCCGCAACGCTTAAGTCTCGACCATCGATTGAACGGTAGAGTTTCTCTTGACTACCTTCCACTAACGCTGTTGATTCAACAGCGTTAAAAATTCGTGGTACTCTAGGTGCTACGAATCCTTTAATACTTAGGGGTTTGAGTAACTCATCTCTAACAAAGTCAATAAAGTCAACAAGTTGAACTTGCGTGTAGCTGTCAGTTAGCTCTTCGAGCGCTTTGAATCTGCTACGACTCTTAGCCTCTAGTTTTTTAGTTTTAAAGGTTGGTGCTGGAACAGAGTCAAGATAAAGACGCGCGTACAGTACAGTTTTAATAAGACCCAAGGATGCTGCTGAAGTTAAAAGTTGGCTGTGCAGGTTGTAGTCATATAAGCCTAGTCCAAAGCTGGCTAAGTTATGCGGCAATTTTAACGCGGGGTAAACTTCTAACAACACCTCAATTAAACGCTGCTGTTTAGGCAGTGCTTTATATACGCAATAGTTAGTTGTATAGAATCGAATTGCATCAAGTGAATTAAGATTTAAGTTCATTTAGTTAAATTTATCGTAAGCGTACCGCATTATGCGGCGTGGGTTGCGTTTAATTAGATTAGCGACTAAGCTGTGCTTTACAGTGCAGTTGTCTGTTAAACTACCCTTAGCCCCGTTATCTCTTTGTAAGCTGCTCTTAGGCTTATCAGACTCCAAGCGGGGCAAGTTACCTGCCCCGCAAACTACACTACTCCGTAATTAATAATGTTTGCAACACAACCAGTAATCAATTTAGATTTGGCAGTACCTAGCGTTATATTAACGGAGCACGTACAGCTTTACTCAAGCGATCGGTTAATTGGCAGCTTTGAAGCAATCGAAATTATCAATGGGGTTACTGTAGGTACAGCAGATACAGCAGCCGTCAAACTTAAGCGAGGTACATTAGATCTAACAAAAGTAAAAGAGTTACGGTTAGATGATCCGTTAGGTGGACACGATCTTAAATTAGTCACTGACTCTCTTATCCTTAGTGATTTTAAAATTACGAGTTGGGCTGCTAGTAGTTGTACGCCAGCCGTTCTATTAATTACTTACCTTACTGGCACAATTGCCATTTAAAGTAATGCTAAATTTACCTTTTGCTTGGGCGACTCGACCAATACTCCTGCCTAAATTAACGCTGATTCAAAATATGGATGCAGCGTTATCAGACCCAGCTCTTGCTGCGCTTGACTCAACTTACTTTAAGTTAAGATTAAGCTGTAATAATCCTAACCCGATTGGCGACTTAGTACTTAATCTAATCGTAACTGGCAGGCCGCCAAATCCCTTATTAGTACTGCGATCAACATCACAGAGTCAAATCTTCTACGATCAACCGCTACCTCGTACGGCTTACGCCAAATCAATTATATGGCAAGTACCCGTAGTGACAGGGTATAGTGGCATCGTCTACGTTGCCTGTGGGGATTTACGGAGCAATGCCGTTGTATTTAAGAAACTGTAAATATGTCTACACCTATCGATAGTAATCCCTATACTCGTGTTGGCGCCGTTGATAGTAACTATCTAGCTGCTGCTTTACCACAAAGCTCAACCTATTTATTTAAAGGAGCGCAGTTTAACAACTACAACTGCGCTGATCGCTTAGGTGGATTTTTTATTAATACGCTTGCTGGCATCCACGCTAAAGTTGAGGTGCCAAGTCTACGTGAGCGATTAACCACAAAGGTCGCAAGGGCAACAGTAGACTCTTATATCGATCACCTTAAAGCTGATGGTGACGGCATCCTAGCAGCCATTGCTACCTTCCGCAACTTTAAAAATGGCAGTCAGCGCTCGGCATACGCAAACGAACTTAGTCAAAGCTGCGGGCGGTATAGCCTGCTCGCAACGACGGCTAACTATAATTTTGCCTTTGTACATACAAGCGCCAAACAAGCAGTCTATACCGCTGGATTTCATAATCAGCAAACAGACTTTTGGCAAGGCAGCTCTAAGTTCTTTTGGTTCCGTGCCGAAAAACATTTTCAGATTCAAGCAGCAACCGCCTCTCGCTATATTACGGAGTCGGTTGAAGATATCTATAATGCCCAACGTGAAGTTTCAAACACACGCGCTTCTCAAATTGGAAGCTGGAAGATTACGAGCGCCGATACGATTACCGGATCGTTTGATATAGACCTACCAGAGACAATCGTTTTTAAATCACAGAGTTTACAAGTCAAGACTAAGAGCACAGTAAATATAAATGGAGCAGAGATTAATCTAGACTCTAGCTCTTTACTTACAATTGCAGCATCTGATGCAGTTACAATCTCTGGAGCGCAGATCTTTTTGTCGGCAAACATCTTTGCTGACCCTGTTAGTCTACCAACACAAATCTCTGCTATACCAGTATTACCAATAGCGCCGATCGAAACTCTCAATGCGTATCCTCGTCAACCCGCAACGGCTAATCAGCAACAGCCGGTTGTTATGCAAGGTACGACGGCAATCTCTCAACCTCCAATCTAATTATGCAAATAGCAATCGTCAAGATTCAATCTGAGGGTTATATAATATCAACAGATGTTCCAGTTAGGTTAGGACAATCTTTTCGATTCTTTCCATCTCAGATTACAGGCACTGCTATTACTAAACTCAGCGATACAGACACTAAGTATTTTGTTACTGCAGCTACGACTGATTTAACTGATACAGCTGTAAGCCAAAATATCTGGTGGCGGCCGACTCAGCCATTATCCTCAGCTCGTTGTGTCGGTCGCAATTTCTTTACACCTTCTGACGATGACTGTGCTTTCTTGGCTACTTGTACAACAATCCCAACTGCACACCACGCCGGATCGTTAGGTTGGGATTTATGGTATGCCCCCGACTCTAGGCATCCCTGGTTGCATATCCTTAAAGGCAACGATCTTTACGATCGCGGTCGCTGCAGCTATACAGAATTAGGATCCACTTGGCCTCTAGGTAATTGGTTATTTAGAGCAACGATGTTCTATCAAACTAATTTAGTACCAGTAAGTGCATCTGCTCATAACTTCCAGATTTTAACAAAGACCGATAGTATTAATTTTAATTTTAATTGCGAATTCGATGCTTTACTTTAATGATCTTACCAGCACTAATAAACTTAGATCTGCAACTCTAGCTGCAGCAAATCTAAATGTTGCCAGCACTACTGATATTCAACTCGACGCTAATGGAGAAATCCTAATAGATCGACTAGGACAAATTACAACAACTACGGGCGGGGCTTCAATTATTGCTAATCTAATCCGGCGAATTACTACTCCATTAGGTGGGTACGAAAGGCTAGCTTTTACTAAAGGGAATAATTATAGTCTTGTCGATTTAGGTTGGAGCGACCCTTTAATCAATCAATTATCCGCACCTCTTACCCCAGCATTTACAGAGTGGTCTTTAGCTAGACTTGCTGACCTTACAGCAAAAGACAGTCGCCTAACTGTACTAGCAATTAATTTAATTCCAAACGCATCGGCAGTCCAGTTATCAATCGACTATACTCTCAATAATCAATCGGGTACTACGGCAATCGCTCTTCCTCAACCTACTGTCTAATTTTATGCGCGATCTCGAATCAATTATGAGTGAGATGTTTGCTAGCCTCGTTCAAAGTGGTAGCGCCCTCTCTGACTTTACTCCACAGGGGGTCGCGTATACTCTAGTGCGAAGTTTTGCAACTAGCTTACAGCAACTTGAGTTGCAACACGAATTAGCTTTAGAGGCATTAGATTTTCGAATTGCTACTGGAGCAAACCTTGAAGCATTCTGCATTCCCTTTGGGATCTTGCGTCAAGGCGCCCACGCGTCAACTGGCTGGGCATTGATTACTGCAAATATTGACTTGACTCTAGCTGCAAATACTGTCCTGACAGAATTAAATAGCGGACAACAGTATTTAATAAATAGCAACAGCAACGTATTGCTCAAAGCTTTTATTGAAACGCCTGTTCAAATTACAGCTACCGGAATTGGAGCAGGGTACGATCTAGTCGCAGGCACTAGGCTCTATACTAGTACCCCTCAAATCAGTTCTACGGTTGTCGGCTACGAACGTAAATACGACGGTACCGCTTGTGGAGATTTAGCTGGTGGTCAAAGAGCTGAGAGCGATGACTCACTCCGTGGCCGTTGGTATTCTCTACTTCGAGCGGGTGGTTTATTTACTACTGATGTTGTAAGAACTCTAGTTATTCAACACCCACAAGTTGTTGATGCAATTGTTACGACTCCTCAACCAGGAGTCGTCTTAGTTATCGTTCGCGCATTAGAACAAGCTGACTCACTAATAATAGACGTACAAAACTTAGTTCAGAGTTATCTTATCGGCGCAACTGTTAAAGTAGAGTTAGCTAAAGCTACACCAATTACAGTAGAAGTCAGCGTTACTCCTCTCCCCGCAGTTGACCTTAACCAAATTAAATTAGATATTACTAACATTACAACTAGTTACATTAATAACGCAAGGCTAACTAATTGCTTTAACCCAATAGAGCTGCAAGCAAATCTAAGTTCTGTAGGACAGAGAGTTGAGATTACGTTACCGACAGAAACTTTTAGCTGGGGAGCCTTAACCTTCATTGAACTAGGGAGCTTGTATGTTAATTTCCGATTATAGTCCTAGCGAAATAATTAGCAATAGTAGCGTTAAAGCAATCGACGCCACTAGCTACTCAGTTGGCGGTACTGAAATCGTACTTGAAGTTAATGCCGACTTCAATTTTGTCGTGACGATTGACTACCTTGCTCCGATGTCTAGCAGCTTCGGGATGTTTGGTAACGACAAAAACCAAAAGCTCAAATTTAAGTTTGCAATTAAAGCATTTTCTTTAACTAGAATCAAATCAGACGAATGCTGGGAACCCTCTATAAGCTTAGTAGAAAATAAATTGTACCTACACGACTTGCCCAGAGGTCGCGTAGAAATTAAATGTTTAGCAGCAGATCTAACGACAGTTGTCTATTACGCTTACTTTCAAACAGAGCGTCAGGTTCCTGGAGTTGCATCACTAACTAACGCAATTGAGTTGAACGCTAACCTCTACAGAGCCGCAGCTAATAACGATCTACACGTTAGAGTCTCAGCAATAGCAGCAACTGTTAGCCTAATCGAACAGTATGGTTACATTCCAAATCAAATACCGCGACTTGTAAATGACAACTTTACCCCTGAGTTAAAGATTGACTTAGGATCTAATTTAGTTACAGCCCTATGGCTACTTACTGCTTTATCTAAATGGCGTGCTAAACCACTAGCGCAGCAACTCGATACAGGGATTGAGCTACGGATTAAATCAGCCATCGATCTTATCGCTCAACAAGCTGTAGCAGCTCTAGATCTACGAACTGGATTAGTTTTTGCCACCAAGGAATTTGATGTCTATAGCAACCCATCTTATATTGCCACAGCTGTAGCAATTATTCTTTGGCATGAACTAAGCGGCAGCCATAACTATCATAACTATTTAATCCCACTTGCAAAAAGTTGGACTTCTTGGTCTATCGGAACTTACAACCCTAATCTTGAAACGCTTACTGCGTTTCAATTTGCTTTATTGTTGCTCGATCGCTATCAACAAAATGAGATAAAATCTAATGTCTCTTTAGCGCCCACACAGTTATTTGACTGTAGTAATTTAGATGAACGCTATTACAGCTTAATGGCTTTTGTACCAAACATCTCAATTGCTCTGCCAGAAAAACCTCCAAAGTTAATTACCCTACCGCGCACTACAATTAATTCTTTTGATTCAGCAGTCGCTTTAACAAACACAGCTAAAGCTTTATATCTTCAAGCTCAGACCGCTATGATGCCAACGGGGTACTTATGGCCTACTGCCGAACAACTTACAAAACGCAGTTCAATCTGGGGTGGCTTCTTTAGAACTACCAGTCAGACTTTAGCTTCCAGCTTTTTACTAACGTCTGCAAAAACAAACACCTTTAAGCTTGAAGCTACTAGCAACAGCAACCTATGGTTAGCAGCTTTATTTCCAATACCTGTAGGTACTCCAGTAGGCTACTGGCGGGCTTTAAGCAATGCTTACTTTAAAGCTCCTAAAATTGGCACCTCCGCAATTGAATGGATTGCTTATCTCAGCGGCTTTAATCCTATCTCAATAACACTTATAGACTATAACTTTGTTCAACGCCCTAGCCTACAGACAATTGCTAACTACCCAAGCTTAACTACAATTAACAGTATTGACCCTAAAACATATTACCCTGCTGGCGCAGATGTACTCTACCCCCTCGATCCTCTAAGAGTACAGGGATTAACACCAACAGCTGAAATCGTCTACCTCAATTCAACTTTAGATTATGCTACGCCAGATCGACTAGCTGACCAAGATACTCATCCACTCGATCTAAGTCAGCATAGTAATTATCTAAATCTCTATGGAGAGGGTAAGCCAATTGCTGTTGCTACTAACTGTTTACAGAAGCTTCCAGCCGGCACGGTTTGTAATCTTTACTGCCACACTTGGACTGTAACAAAAGATAAACCAGTTACCACAAGCTTTAATTCCTTAGATACCTTTAACTAATTTTATGGCTGTCACTGACTTATTTAATGTCAATTTTACTAACTCTTACACTGGTGACGCTCTAAGCGAACTAATTCGAGTCTACAATAAACACGCCCACACAGTTGCAACAAGCACAAACTTTCTAGCTACTTCTTTAAACTTAACTACATCTGTTGGCTTTGTTGGAGTCTCTGCGGGAACTGCCGACCCCTTTGCGGCACTAACTAATATTGCTCCACTTACAATTGTTGGAATTACTAAAACGACACTGACACTCTCAAGAGCAGCTACAACCAGTACATTGGGTAGCCTCACTTTTGTAGACTCAATTAGTAATGTTTACACTACAATTGTCGGTCTAGTCGCAACAGCTAATTCACCGAATTTAGTTTTCGATTTAACAGTCGATCGATCTGGGTTTATCCGCAGCGGCTTTATCGAACGTGCTTTAGTTCGCTACATAACTACAGACACGCAGATTAAATCTTTAGCTTTAGTCACTTCCCCGACAGTAGCTGCAACGAATGCACTTACAGTAGACATAGACACAAATGGCTTCTACCACGTCTCTAGCTATAGCGCACCAAACCCAACTATTAATCTAGTAAGGGGGTTTACTTATACATTTACATCTACGGCAGCTGTGGGCGTAGCGGGCGGATTTAATATCGTACGAGATCTACAAAACCCATCACTGGGACTTAAGCTATACACAGAGCATTTAACTGTTGCCTCTAGCGGTAATGTTTCCTTAATTACTTTTAGTGTCGGGTATGACGCTCCATCCCTACTCTTCTACCAGTCAGGTACCGCCCCATATATCTATGGTCAGATTAATATTACTGGCGGGACTAACCTACCAAGCCTAACGGTTCAACAATCATGGCAGGCTACAGCTCCTACTATTCCTCTTGACCCACCCACTCAAATTGCAATCGTTAGTCTTTCTTCTGTTACACCCTACCGAATTACTAAATGGGAAACCTATCCTCACTGGGCTTTGCCTAACGCTAGCCGCGATGTTTTCCTTCAACTGCAATATACCAGCGATGGAATCAATCGACAGCCGCTTTCACCACTAATCGAATTGAATAGCACATCAACTAGTATCGTCGAGAGCCTTTTAATCCCTACGATTATTCCCCTTGAGGCTACGGTCTATTGTGCCGTCTACAGTCCCTTTAACCTCGAGCGGCTTACTCAACAACTTACTCTCGTCGATCTGATCTAATGACACTTACCCCACGCACTACTACCTCATTACTCGAAGACCTAATCTTTGATGTTCAACAAGCCTCGGCAATGACTGAGGATTACTTAGACATCATTAGTTTTGTCGACAAGGAAATTGATAAGGATGCCTGGGGCATCGACCTTAATCTTAATCAACGAGCTATCCTCAAAGCTTACTACAAACTCAACCTTACAGTCGAGGAGCAAAGCTTTCTAGAGTCTTTAAAATTAAGCGAACAGATGCGTACTACATGGGACTTAAACAGCCCAAACGCAGCGCAGTACTTGGTTCTTGAATGCGGGCGCCGTGGATCAAAAAGCGCACTCGCTTCTGTAATTGTTGCCTATGAGTTTTATAAGCTCTGTCATATCCCTAAACCGCAAAAGCATTATGGGATTGGAGCCAACACACCAATTACCTTATTGATCCTCGCGACTACTGCTGAACAAGCTAAGGGTACAATCTACGCACAGATCTGCGGGCTATTCAAATACGTTAAGTACTTTGAACCGCTCATCTCTAAAAAGCTACTTGTCATCGGTGCTGAAGAAATCTTGTACAAGTCTAAGTTGCTGTCTATTAAAAGTGGTAACTCCAAATCTAGCTCACAGGTAGGTTACTCGATTATCTGTCTGGTAATGGACGAGGTAGCGCGGATGGAAGGTAGTGATGCAGAAGAAGAAGAGAACCCCAGTGCTCTTAGTATGTGGGCTAACCTTGGAGCTTCTGGGATCTCATTTGGTAAAGACGCCCGCCGCCTCGCTCTATCCTCGGCTTGGTTTGAAGGCGACCCAATCCAAAAGCTCTACGAGTTTGCAGAATCCGATCCTACCTACATTGGCTTTAGATTAGCAACTTGGGATCTCAACCCTAAGTATGGGCGTGATAACCCAATCGTTGCCTCAGCCTATAACTCTAACCCCCGTCTAGCGGCACTAGAGTACGAAGGCATTCGATCAAATAGCTCAGTCGGATTCTTTGAATCAGACGAGGTAGTTAAATGCTTTACCGGCGATACTGCGATCGTTACTTCATTCGCTCATCCCGACCACCGTGAAACACTGACAATCGAGAAGGTCGTTCCCGCCCAATCTTTTTCCTGCGGCTATCTCGATCCCGCTATTACCAAGGATAGCTACACATTTGCCTTTGGTCGAAAAGAACTTAACTTTAATGGTCAACTTATCTACTACGTCGATGGCGTCTTAGTCTGGGAACCTAGCCCTAATCGCAAAGTCTCGATCGTTCACGTCCAGGAATGTATTAAACAAGTTCATAAATCTCGCCGCATCCACGCTCTCGGTGCCGATCATCATAACTCCGCTGAAACAGTCGAGCGCCTTAATCTTGCAGGCATCTCCGCCCGCGTCTATACAGCCACTAACCCACTTCAAGTCGCGCAGTATACCTTTGCCAAAGAGTTGATGCGTGAGTCGCGGTTAATCCTGCCCCGTCAAAGTCCATGGCGCAATAAACTGCAAGATGAACTCTGTCGGGTATTATTAATTAAAGGAGTTAAAATCGATCACCCGCGCAGCGGTTGCTTTACAGGCGATACTAAAGTTGTCTTAAAAGGCGGCATGATTAAAACTCTAAGCGAACTAGCTACCTCTTCAAAAAGCTTTGAATGCCTATCCTTTAATATTGCTACTCGTAAGTATGAAGTTAAGCCACTCTTAAATCCTAGAGTAACTAAGCAAACTAAATCACTGTTAAAAATTACGTTGGAAAATGGTAAAATTATAAAATGTACTCCAGAGCATTTATTTTTACTTAAAAGTGGTACTTATAAAGAAGCACAATACCTAACTCAACATGACGACTTACAAGATTGAGCCCGTAAAGATTTTTCTAAATGGTAATCATAGTCACTTGTTTACCTTAATAGATGCACAAGATTTAGAATTAGTTAGTCAGTATAAGTGGTATCTAAGGCATGGGTACGCTCGATAAAATAAATACTATTAAAGCTAATGAAAATAAGCCTAATTGAGCACATTGAGCTAGTAGCCCCTGTTGACGTATACGACATTGAAGTTCCTGAAAATGACAACTTTAGACTAGAGGCTGGAGTTTTTGTACACAATTCAAAAGATATCTCCGATGCCGTCTGCGGTTTATGCTGGTTACTCGAACGAACGCAGCTGACTAGCAGCAGTACCCAAGTAGAAGTTGTCTCTCAAGTTCCCGAACATCTCAAACGCGTTCAACTTGGTAAAGGTACCAATGGCTTTAAGTCGGCACGCAACGATTACTTTAAACAGAAAAGATTTTAAATTATGCTCGATCGATTAAAACTAAAAGAGTTAATTACCGAAATTCGCCGGAAAGCCCCACGCCTTCAGGCTGGGGAGTATATCAAAAGATGCTAGATACAACAAAATAATCTGGGAGTTTCTGCAAAACCTTTCATTGGATTGTACGATCGATGGTTAACTCAAAGAAACAAACAAGCCTAGGCTATCAATTCTTTCTCGCTCACCAGACAAAGGTGTACGAGTCCCCTTTAGCTGAAGCGGTCGATAACTGGGATCACAACGAATGCGAGATTAGCCGCAGGGATTGGGAAGCTGCTGCTACTCAATTTGTCAACAGCCAAAAAGCTTTGACGCCTAGTAGCAAAAAGATAATTATTATTGGCGGGTATGCTAGATCGGGCAAGTCTACTACAGTTAGGATACTCCGCAATACATTTAACATCCCTTGTTATTCAACCTCCGAAGTTCTCCATCAAGTTACTAATAACCTCCTTACGAAAACATTCGATAGGCCAATCCCAACTGATGTTAACGAGAAGCGAGCACTTTGTATCTCAGTAGCAGAAGACGCTCTTGTGCCCGTATTTGGTCGGCAGGTATTTGCGCAAGCTGTTGCAGCTAAAGCTCTATCAGATCTTAGTCCCGTTGTGGCGATCGAGAGTGTTGGCGGTGAGGAATATATGCTCCTTCTTGATTGCCTTGCCGGACAACCCTATCAGCAATTTAATTGGAACCTCCGTCGTACTCATGAACGTGCAGGAATCGATCTTCGTAAACTCCTACCCGACGCCATTGAGATCTGGGCAGACGGCTCTGAGGCAAAACTACTTACTCAAATTGGTAATCTTCTGGAAAAAGTTTAGATCTTCCGTCTTGTTGACACTCCCCTGCCTAAAGGCGAGGGGATTCTTCTTTCAATGACGCACCTTGCTCTTGCAGGTTTGCACCAGCAAGAGTAGAGAGTATGTCTCCAGAAGCGATTCCAATATCTAGTATTGAGGTTCCCACATGCCCTGCGGTGCCTATTGCTTTGGTTAATATGTTGAGTGCGGCATTATGGTCACGGTCTAACACACAACCACACTGACAAGCGTGAGTGCGCGTAGACAGAGACTTCTTCACAATTACGCCACAGCTAGAACATTCTTGACTGGTGTAGGCGGGATTCACTGCAACAGTAATCCGACCAAATATCCGACCAAATGTTTCTAACCAAACTCTAAATTGATACCATCCCGCATCAGAAATCGACTTAGCTAAACAATGGTTTTTAACCATGTTTCTCACTCTTAAATCTTCATAGGCTACCAGGTCGTTAGACCGGATTACGCACCTTGCTAATTTCACAGCATGGTCTTTACGTTGCCGACTTATTTTAAGGTGGATCTTACCTAGCTTACAGCGAGATTTGATGCGATTGTTTGAACACTGGGCGGGTTCCCCGCCCATCACTTTGACTTTACGAGAAACTAGACGTTGCGCCCGTTTCATTTTTACTTCACCAGCACGGTAAAACTTAGGATTTTCAACCTCTAAACCGTTCGAGTCCGTGTAAAAACTTTTCAGTCCAACATCTAACCCAATCGTGTTGCCAGTAGCAGGTAACACCTCTGTACGATCTACAGAAATGCAAAATTGCACGTAGTAGCCATCCGCACGTTTGACCAACCGCACTCGTTTGATTTGGTCTGGCTGGTAAAAGTTTAGATCGCGGGTACCTTTGAGTTTTAGTTTGCCGATTCCTTTTTTATCGGTAAACGTAATTGATTTGCGGTCGTCGCTTAATGCCCATCCCGACGTTTTATATTCAACTGAGCGGCAATCTTTCTGGAACTGGGGAAACCCCTTTTTGCCAGCGACCTTACCTTTGCAGTTGTCGTAAAAACGTTGGATTGATGCCCAAGCACGTTCGGCTGCTGCTTGACGTGCCATTGAGTTGAGTTTTTTGGCAAACGGAAATTCTCTAGCGAGAACTGCACAGTACTTATTCAGGTCGTAGACCGACTTGCCATGCCCATCCATCCAATAGCGAATCGCTTTGTTGCGAACGAATTGAACGGTGCGGATGGCATCGTCGATTGCGGTGAACTGAACTGATTTTGCGTATGCGCGAAACTCAAATACGAGCATTCTAGACGTTGGACGAATTAATCTTATGGTTAATACTGTACCATAGTATTGGTGCCGAGTGCTAAAATCTTTGCTATCTACAGCGCATTCGGCTTAACTAAGCAAGCTTTTTGGGGGAAGCTTCCCCCAAAAACGTTGCGTTCGTTTGCGCCTATAAATCCGCCCTGAAGTGCGGGGTTTTTACCCCGCTTCCTGATAAACGATCGGCCGCGTCAATCGTCCGCTCCACTCTACATTCGTCTTCAGACATATCCACCCTTTGTAAAGCGACCTGGGCAGAGTTGAGTCCGCGTTGGGTTGAGTAAACAAAATGCTTTTTGTATAGCTTCTCCTCTGCGTCTGAAAGC